ATAGCGGACCAGACCAAGCAGGTGGTGGCGGTCCAGGAATTGTGGTGATAAGACACCTATAAGATTAAATATTATTTAATTTTACAAGCGAAAACTTATGCCACAATTTAAATCTAACAAAAATATTTTTGGAGATTTTGGAGACGAAGTATGGAACAGAAACTGGGCAGATTCAGATAAACCAGTTCTTCCACCTAGTCCTGATTGGTCTTACGACCGTGTACTAGATCTCGAAGATATCGATATTTGGGAAGTTATTATAGAAAGAGGTGGTTCTGTTGCACTATATGCTGCATGGTGTCCTTACGCAGAATATTATCTAGTAAGATACGGCCCTGATCATATGGAAGCATTTTACGGACGTAGCGTTCGTCCTATAGTTAAAAAATTCTTTGATGATAGAAACATATATTGTCCAGAACCTCACGTGATGAGATATCTAGATAAAATTAATAACGCTCATTTGGGGAAAATTGGAAATGTAAAAGGAAGAAAACTGTTTACTTAATCAGTTTTTAACATAATATTTCCAGATACACTAATTCTATACTCATCTGATGTATAAAACGGATATACACAGTGCATCATTTTTGATGGAAACATTATTATACTGTTTTCATAACTTTTATCAACTTTGATAGGATGTGTAGCAATCGATCCTAAACTATTAACATACGCAAATTCAAAAATACTAGTACGTCCACCATAACCTGCGTCAGCTCCGCGCCTAGCTCCAGGACCTTCTCTAAACTCTCTTTCTAAATCATACGGTATCTTGAGCCATATGACAAAACTCAATAATCCCTTGTGGTTGTGTAATGGATTAAACTCGTGTTTTGCTTGAAAATTAATCCATGGATTTTTCATAATTATCGGTACATCTTTAGTTAGTATATCAACTTGTTTAAAATAATCATAGTGTTTATCATAAACTGTAGATAAATTTAAGATATATCTTTCAAGTATATCAACAGAACTTTCTAGTTGATACTCGTGCTTCATATGCCCTGCTAAAAAAGCATTTCTAGCAACTGCTCTATCAAAATTATTTTGTATATAGGTACTTTCAGATATCAATGCGTTGGATATCTCTGCTGGGATAACAGATTTCAAATAACCAAAATTGTGAAACTCGTGAATCTCCGTTTCAATCGACATAGTTTAACCACCCCGTAATTATATATTTTTCTTGAGTAGGCGAAGGAATACCTCTATGAGTAAATGTCCAATCAGCAGGCCAAATTATAGTCAAGCCTTTTTCTGGTTTGATTTTTAATTTCTGATGAAAAAATTCAGTTTCTCCTGCGTCGTCTACATCATTTAAATATGTCATGAATACCAAATGCCTTGAGCTAATAAGTTTTTCAGCCCCAGTGCGTTCAGTATGCCATTGAAAATAACCTCCTGTTGGCATATATTGTTGTATGTTCATATGTTCAACAATGCCCCAAGATCTATAATTGTTGCAATAGGGATAAATTTTAGTATATTCATCAATACACAATTTAAGATTTTGAAAAAAATATTTGTCTGAAAGATTCTTATCCAACAGCTTACAATCCACACTATCTTTTATTGATTTATCAACAATGTTTCCAGCAGTGCCATCATGTTGTAAATCAGAATTTTTAAAATATTCAATTAACTCATCGTGTATGCTCGAGTCAATATACCACCCACTTATAAAATTATTTGATAGATTTACAGCGTGTGGTTTCATAATATTTTAAACACTATATTAAGCACTATTCTTTTTTTAGATATAACAGGACTTGAACTAGCATGGAATCTGTTAGCATCAAACACTATAATTTTTCCTTTTTTAGGACTTATCTGTTGATCAATGGTTACACTATCTGCGGACAACGGAGCAGATTCATTAAAAATATAAGTATCACCGTCTGTTTCATTTACATAGTAAATTGCTGTTTTTAAATCAGGATGGTCATCATCTGATAAATCAATATGAGGCCAATGATGTATACTGCTAGTGTCTTGTGCTAAAAAGTTAAATTTTGCTCTAACAATTTGAAGATCAGATTTTAATTCCTTAGATAAGTTTTCTACAATAGGAGATATTAAATTAAAATATTGAGTATTTTGTTTAGAATCTCTAATAACTACATGTGTAAATTGAAAGGGATTTAGCCCTTTACGTACTACAACAGAATCGGATTCTGTTGGTAATTCATTAACATCGATAGTTGCTGTATCAAAATACCAAGGAAACATTCTGCTAGTGACAAATTGTTCAATAGCATCCTGTACAGACGATTCTACAATATTTTCAACTATAAACATATTATTCTGTATAAGAAATATATTTTTTGTCGCTCAATGCTAGTTGTGTGCCAGGGCGGACATCATCTACAGCATTTAGTCTATAACCTAAATGTGGACGTCTGTCAAATTTATATCCTGCGTAAGGACCGTTAGCATTGACATAATGACAAAACGCTTGTACGTGCCAAGATCCTTCAGGAGCTTTAAATTCGTCTCGCCAATGTTGTAAATCGCATCCATGATACACTACAATATCGCCAGGCTCCATAACACATTCTACACCTTCCATTACAATCGGCCAATTATACTGCCCAGTTAATTCTTTGTAATCAAAATTAAAACATACTGTAGTAGATATTTCACAGCTAGGTCTGTCTTTATGCGGATGTAATATATCACCTGGCTTGTATACTCTATAGTAACTATAAGTCGGGTATAGTGTTAGTCCTGTAGCGGCCTCCATGATAGGATGTAGCTTTTCTAATATAGCTTCCATTAGAGGGTCGGCATATTTACTATGTGTTCCTGGAATCTGTGCGTTAACACTTTCAGGATTAAAATTACTTACACAATCATTTAATGCGTAAGTAGTCACTAGTTTAACAGTGGCAGGATCTAAAACTTTCTTTAAATGAACATACCCGATAGTATTAAATATTGTTTGATTTTTCTGATTAAGATTTTGTTTTACTTCTGTTAAGTTTCTATTTTGTATAGCAAGTTCGTGAGATTTAACTGTTGGTATATCAAAATCTAATTGGCCGTTTCCTGTAAAATAGTTATATTCAAAATTTTCGTCAATCTTACGCCAAGAAATAGCACCAAAAATCATACCGGCATGTTTATAAGGAGTACGTTCTACAGTAGCTAACTGACGCATTTCATTAACAAATTTAAAAAATTTAGAATTTACTTTTAACTGATTAGTAGCGTTAGTTTTTGCTTGTTGCCAAAATTCAGTATTGTAGATACTACCCCCGTGATAATAATATCTAATGACATTTTCTAAATCTTCTAAATCATTTCTTACAGCTTGATTTACATCTAGGCGATAATAATGCCCAATAGCAAATTCATAAAATGCCTTGGCTATTCTAACATACATATAGATACTGGTAGCACTTATGGGTTCAAAAAACAATGCTCTGTTACCATTTTTTAAAATTCTTCCATCAAATATAGTATTAGCATAGTAAGGTTTAAAACTATATTCTCTTGTTTTAAGTTTAGATTTAGCAATTTTTAAAGTTTTTGCCATATCTGATATAGCATCTTCTTTTGTAGTAATAGTATCATTGTACAAATAGCCATAACTCATTCTAGTAGATAATGGTACACCGAACATCCAACCGTTAGAAGTAGCATAGTGTTCAGTGTATTGTACAGGATTAAATTTTGGATTATCGTAAACTAAACAATGGTTAACTAAAGAACAGTCACTTAGTGTATAATCTGTGAAATCGTCTGGGAAACCTCTACAGTCAATAATATAGTCAAACACATGAAGATTATCGTCGACTATAACCTGAACAGAATCTTCATCTTGTGTTATATCTGTTACTGTTCCTTCTAAAGTTTTAAATTTTTCAGGAAACATTTTTTGTACACGGGGTATAACAAAATCTTTTAATTTAAAAGTATTAAAGTGTATAGCAACTGCGCCTTCGATTAACGGATTAATCCAAGTATCTTTACGCCAGTTAATAAATTTAGTTCCAAACTTTAGTGTACCGTCTAGTTCGTCTAAATTTTCTTCAAAAGTAAATCCTAGTTGTTCTAATGCTATAACAAAATTAGCATTAGTGCTTTCTCCAATACCAAGAGTATCCATCTTAGGATCGTATATGCTTGTTATTTCCCAGCTATTATCAAGCCACACGCTTAGGTGGGCAAGACTAACTAATCCGGCCGATCCAACTCCTACTATACCTAAACGTTTTTTCATATTAAACTCCCAATTCTGTCAAGTTTAGTGCGCTACCAAATGCTCCATCAAACCATGTATTGAAAGATAGTACACATCTGATACCTTGTTTAGGTTCAGCACCTGCTACAGAGTGCAACATATTAGAAGGAAACAATACCAGTCTTCCAGTTTGTACTGGTATTTGATACCATTCCCAACACCATGGCTGATCTACTAATGCTTCTTGATTCTGTTCCCAAGTTATAAAAGGAGCATCTCGTCCTTTAGTTTTATGAAATCTAATATTTTCAGAACCTTCTGGAGCTTCAATATAGTAAGCGCCACTAATTATTGAATTAGGATGACTATGAGAAAATACTTGTTGTGTTCTATCTTGATGTTTTAAACACCAGCTTTGTGTAATTTTTAAAGTATTATCACAGGCCATAGCACTTTTAACATATATATCGATTTGTTCGTTGATCCATTTGACTAGTTTACCTTCTTGTATACTTTTTAATATATAAGTATCTTTTGTTGTTTCAAAATTATGCTGTGATCCTTCAGTTTCATGATAATAAGAATTTATTAAAAATTTATGATCTTCTTCGGGAATTTCAGGAATGTCTGTTATTGTTATTGGTTGCGGAAACAATAATTGTAGTGTAGTTTCACTCATTTTAATCGACCTATATCTATTTCAGCAGAGCTGTGTCTTGATCCAAATTTGCCAGTTGGTATCGCATTGATTGCCAGAGATTTTCTTGGCGCATCACTTATATTTTTACTTACCTCATGTTGTAACCAGCTAGGAAATATTACTAGTGTATTTTTTGAAGGCGGTGTTGACCAATAGTTCCATGGAAATTCTGAATTTTGCATTTTATCCGCATTTACCGCAGGAGCAAATTGATTCATTAATTGATTAATAATCTCTGGCCTGTGGAATTTTAAATAAGAAACATTATCAGGAGCATCATTAAAAAAGAATACGCCTGATACAACGCTATTTGGATGATAATGTATGCCATGTTGTTCGCCCGGCATCTTAATAGAAACCCAACTCTGAGTAATTTGAAAATCTTCAAATTCCCAACACATAATTTCGTTGGCATATTTTACTATGTGACTTAGTATGAAACTTTTTAATTCATTACATTCTGGATTTTCTAAAATGTAATCGTCTTCGGTTTTATTTCCATAGTTGTGTGCATGCTCATTAGGAATTAAAGCGTGACTTTTATTTAAAAAATTAGCCGCCAACGAAACATCTATATCGCACTGAACAGTATATATAGGAATAGGGAATAACGCATAGACTGTTGGTTGAGCCATATTAGATCAATTTGTCAATAGGCCGATCATGTATCCAAGTAACTAATGCGTATTTTGTACCAGATGTAACTGGATGAGCAATATGTTTATAAGCATAATTAGATGGAAATAAAATTAACATACCTGGCTCGGGTTTAATTTTTACCTTAAAATTTGGAAATTCAATATGGCCACCTTCATAGTCGCCATTTAAATAACAAATAGCACTAATAGCACGGCCCATACCAGTACCGCCATCGTAGTGTGCTTTATATTCTTGTCCATCTTTATACTTTAACATATTGTATGGCTCATGCCATAGTCCTTCGTCTAATGTATATTTTTGTGCGTATGGGCCTAATGTTGCTAACAATAAAAAATAATACTGATTATGTATATCTTTCATTAACTTATTGCCGATAGTTTGCGCCATCCAAGATACTGGCAAGTCAAAGTTAGTTCGAGCATTTTGAAACGGTCCTTGACCAACTGTTGTTGCTCTATTCCAATTAACTCCTGAATCTATATTGGCGCATTCTCTTTCGACAAACGCAATAGTCTCATCTGGATTTGGCCACGCATTTTCAAATATATCAATACAGCCGCCTACTGTGGCATTTGGTTTTAGTTCACCTGGAAATAATCCTATTGTCATGTTAATTCCTTATTTGTATTAATTATCATTACCGTGGATGTTATCCTTAAGATATTGATATAGACTAGGTTTGTCTTTAGCCGCTTCTAACCAACGTTCTTTTTTATGTTCTAGTTCACGAAACGACTTTTCCCATTCTGCTCTGTAAGCAGATTCGTCAGCATGATGTGCAATATCTACTGCTAATGTAACTTCGTCCATCATGAAATAATTCATACCTACGGATATCCAAGTAATTCCGCCTAGATCTGGTGTACGCTGATTAAACATTTTGTCATTTTGCAATGCTATAAATCCTACAGCATTATCGTGTGCCCCACGAGTCATTTCTTTAGAGTATTCTCTAGTAGCGTTTGCTTGCCAATACGGTGTATCATTACGAATACTTAATGAATAGTGTAGTGCTACAAACTGAGCAAAATTTCTCCACATAGAAAACACAGTACCGTTGTAAACATCTTTATCCCATTGCGTTACAGCAGGGCGTTGTAGTGTTTTTACCAGTTTAAATAAAAATTCATGTACACTAAACAACCCATTACTTTCTAATGGTTCGATAAATCCGGCGCTTAATCCAATAGCAACTACATTTTTTACAAATGTACGTTCATGCATACCTACACGCATTGGAATATCTTTAAATTCTAAAGCATCTACTTCTTCTCTAGTACGTGGGAATAGTATTTTATCGCTCATTAGATATTGTTTAAATTCTTCTTTGGCATCTTCAGGACTAATAAATTTGTCGCTGTACACATAACCGGTACCTAAGCGATTCCAACTAGGAATATTCCATACCCATCCATTACCTAACGCAATAGAATTAGTAAATGGTTCTAATTCTTTTTCTTTATCTTTATAAGGCAATCTAGTAGCCCATGCTCTATTGTTAGGTAAAATATCATTATAAGATGTAAACGGCTCTTTTAAGTATTCACCTAATAGTAAACTCTTAAACCCAGTACAATCAATAAACAAATCTGCTCCAATTTTAGATCCGCCTTCTAATTGTAAATATTCAATGCCGTCGTCGTTGAGCACTGCATCTTTAACAGTATCAACAACCAAGCGGACTCCTCGAGGAATACAATAGCGTTCTTTCAACCACAGACCAAATTTGGTAGCATCAAAGTGATAAGCAACATCCCACTCAGGATCGTAGTTGTCAAATTGACCGTATTTGTTTAAACTAAATTTATTTTGATCCCACAATGCGGCTGCTGGAAAATAGCAATTAACAAAATCCTGAATAGGAGTATCGGGGTAGTAGTGTTTTTTTACAAACCAGTCGTGCATTCCGTTAATAGTATCTTTAACATACGGTTTGCCAAATGGATAATGAAACCCGCCAGCATCTTTTTCATAAAAATCTGTAAACTTAATGCTCATTTTATAACTAGCATCGGTATGTGTCATAAAATCTTGTTCGTCTATTCCTAAGAATTTACAATAACCATTAATACCGCCTAGTGTACTTTCGCCCACTCCTAATATTGGATAATTTGGACTTTCTATAACAAAGATATCTTTATCAGGAAATGCCTTAACTAGCATAGCCGCTGTCATCCAGCCAGCACTGCCGCCGCCTACTATTACAATTTGTTGGAGTGGTTTGATCATAAATTATTGTGATGAGTGATTTTTAATTGCTGTTACCGCAACTGTGATTTCATTTAGTAGTTCTGAATTTTTAATAGTACCCGGAACATTAGCATTAATATACGCATCTATCGCAGTATTAGTGTCTTCCTGAGTTTTATTTCCTCGAAGTAAATCTAAAAATATTGCTTGAATTCCTTCGACAATGGTTTCAGCTGACTTAGCATCTTCTTCATATACAGCGTACCAAAAACAATGACGAATTTTATTCTCAGCAGTATCAAAATTGTCTGCTGTTGTTTCTGGAGGTAATGGAATTGTTGACATAGTATCTCCTTAATTAATAATTTTTAATAGCTTCTACAGCTTTATTAACAAATTCGATAGCCACTTCGTCTTTGATCCACTGTGGAATATCATTAGCTTCTACTGCCGCTAACATAGTTAATGCTGTTTCTTTTGTAATTACACCAGCCACTAAATTGTCGTGAATTTGTTCTAATTTAGTAACAGTCCATTGTGCTTCAAGCGGCTGTCCTCTAACCATAGTGTGTACATAACACGCTTGAATTTTTTGTTTCGCAGACATGTTTAGGTAAGGATCATCCGGTGTAGTATCTGCTATAGAGTATACCGATTCGTGATTTGGATCGTCTTTTTCAGGATGGTGTTCGTCTGAATTTGGATCATTTGGATTATGAGGCATATTTTGCTCCTTTAGTTTTTAATAGCATATTTATCTTTGATTTTGCTTGGCACTTAAATTTAGATAATTCCGGCATGCCAGCCTGTAGTTAGATCAATAACAGTATCTTCATCCCAGGACTTGATAATTTTATTTGCTAATACTACATGGTTTTGTGTAGAAAAATGCGATATTCTTGTATCTTGCCATGCGCCAGTAGCAGTTAGTCGTTCCCATTCTCCTATACTTTTGAATTCAGCTATAGTAGCATCCAATAAATTTCCCTGAGCAACTATGCTGTAATCCAAAGGAGAATTTACTGTTTGATTTGTTGTATGTAATACTACAGGTTTATTTTTTAAATTTTTTCCAACACTATTAACCCAATGCAACCACCCTGTTATTTTTAGATTATTGTATATAGGATTATGAAGCCACTTAAAATATTCCTTAAATGCTGATATAGCCTCAGCCGGTACACCATCTAATTTTTTCTGTAAGGTCTGATCTGTTTCTAATTTTATTAATGCGCTATATCCGCTAAGAGATGGACGATCGTGCCAAAAATTAACCCTGTCAGGGAATGGAGCTAGTACCACTATTCGATCATTTACATCAATAGTATGAAATATCTCACTCCATTGTAAAGATAACCAATCTACACCGCATCCATTTACTGCTATATTGGCCAGATCTAGTTTATAATTATTAGCAACTTGTAACCCCCAGGTGCTGGCCCCAGGTCTAATTTCCGCAAACGAATCACCAAATATCCAAAGTTTATTATTCATATTATTCTACTAGATTTAACCAGCCTGTAATAATGTATTTTTCACCAGACAGTGGAGGATTACCTCTATGGGTATGCGGGTATCCACTGGGCCATATTAATAGTCTGCCTGCCTTAGGTTTAATTCTTTTGTGATAGTACAAGAATTCAGTTTCACCGCCTTCTTCTACATCATTGAGGTATAGCATCATAGTTACAATTCTTGAAGCATTAGCATATTCACCGTTTTCAAAATGCCATTGGTGAAATCCGCCTCCTGGTAATGTTTTTTGTACACGCAGACCTAAAATACCATGTTTTGCCGCTGCCTGAAGTGCGGTGTATTCTTCAACATATTTTTCATAACAAGGCCAGAATTTAGTTGAAAACAATTCTAAAGAAAAATGCGTAGGATTTAATGTCCAGGTATTGTGATCAAACATAAACACAGTTTGATCTTTACGAGTGTTTAATTTACTATCGCTATAGTGTTTAAAATCTATAACTAGATTTTTTTCAGTCATACTGTTATAGTAGTTAATAATATAATTACAATCTTCTTTTGTAAAAACATTATCAAATATACCAATAAAATCTTCAAATTTATATTCCATATCAGTTAAAATTTATATTAATCGCATATCTCGTTTTGTGAAATCTTGGACAACATCCAGCATGATAGCGATTAGCTTCAAAGAGCACAGCTCTACCTTGCTTGGGAGATATTCTTTGATGAACAGTTAAATTGGTATCACCTTTAAATTGATCAAATAATATAGTATCTCCATCACTATCATTTACATAATATAGTAAGACTTTTTCACCTGGCTTAGATGTATCTACGTGTGGTATATTATACTGATTCGGTTCAAAGGTAAAATCCTGGAGAACTAGATTAATCTTAAATCTAGTAATATTGTTTATTTTTATTCCTGTAGCATGATTAAAAAAATACAAAATTGGAAAAAACATAGGAAAAAAATCAGTTCTTAGATTATCATCCGGATCATACACAACATTTACAAATTGTCCATTATCTTTTAAATTTGGATCTGTAGAAAATGGCTCGTCGTCGTACAGCCGTGCTGTTGTATCAAAATGTACAAATGGCATTCCTCTAACTATAGTTATTAGTTCTTCCTGATACATTAACGGAACTAAATTGTCAAACACTTGAATCATATTAAATCCACTAAATCAAATACTGTTTGTAGTTTTGTTCGAATAGTTTTTGAACTAAAACTATTTCGTAGCCCTTGATGCAAAGGCTTGGGAGCTCGATCAATCGTGGCCCACGACCAGCCTTGATGTTCATCGCTGAGTTCGGGTACAAATTCCTTGTCTATTACACACATGTAGGTGTGAAAATTAAACACACGATCGTTTGATACAAATGTTTCTAAAGGAATTGTTTTTAAAATTTTAGGTGTTGCGCCAATCTCTTCAACAATTTCTCTTTGAAGACCTTGCCATGGAGTTTCGCCAGTAATATTAGTACCACCCACAAGGCCCCATGTGCCTTCGTGTTTGCCATGTGCTTTTTGTAATAGTAAAAACCGTCGTGTGGATTTGGCGTAGAATAATGCTCCGCTACAAACTATCTGATCTTTTACAATACTATTTTCCATTGGGACGACGCATATTCACCTTCAAAGCTCTTGACCCATGAAACACCGTTCCACAAGTACTGAACTCCTGTATATATATTCGTCATCCACACTAAGGTGTCTGAGATCTGAGCGGAATCAAATACTATTTGCCACTCTGAGCCAGTCCATTCTATAATGTCGTTGGCCTTGGCCACTAGTGCGCCCCACTCGCTGGCAGGCTGTTCGTTGATTGCAGCTCCTATATCTTCTACTAACAAATAGCGTGTACCTGGAGCAACAGCCACATTGGGAGGATTAACTTCGTTGTGCGGACGATGCGGATTAAATGTCTGCGGATTAATAATAGCATCAAATGTTCCAGGACTATTGGGTCGATATTGTGTAGCGCCAGGACTGTTTATGGCACTATTGGTAGTTAATGTATCTGGATTCCAGTTCACAGTAAGCACAGTGTAATCTAATGGGTTAAGAGCAATGGTTCCCACAATATAAGTTTGATTGGGTTGTAGTAAAAACAGTTGGCTTGAGCCTGCTACATATTTTCCAGGGTATTGACTGAAGACTTCTAACCAGTTGATGCCAGGACCCTGTCTAACACCAGGTTCTAAGCTAGGTTCGGGAGGAACAACACTTTCGTGTGGTCCTAACAACAATGCTTGACCAATACCTTGTTGATTATTGTAAACTTGTATTTTATAACCACTAACTGTGGCAGTAACTCCGCCTAGTGATTCTTGTAGTGTAGTAGTTGCC